TGGGGTAGATCATATCAGCTTAAAACAGCAGCTACTTTAACTCAGATGTCTAAAATGAAAGGTCTGCGTTATGGTATGACAGCTATGGTATTTCCTGATGTATTTACTAACACACACAACGCACATTATTATTCACGTGTAAAAGCATATGAAGATGTGTTTAGTGAGTATGGTTTTGCGGACTGGAAAAAAATCTTTGAAGCTGAAAAGAGACATTATAAAAACTTCTTTGATGAAAATGGATTAGTTAAAGATCAGGTATTACGATCATTTTCTGGTGAGATACAACTTAACTTAGATGATGGTATTGCTAGCTATCTTACACAAGCTACTACAGCATATCCTATACTTAAAGAGTTATTAGCGTTCCCACGTACAGCATCTAACTATGTAAAAGCTGCACTATCTTGGACACCTATCAGTTTAATACCCGGTATTAATAAATATGGTAAGACTATATATGCTAAATCAGCAGACGAGATTTCAGCAGCACTTTTAGAACATGGTATAGACGCAAGTAAAGAACCATTTGCAGATGCTATCTTTAAACAGATACAGTCTGAATATGTAGGTAGACAAGCATTTAGTGGTATGCTTGCAGCTACATTATATGGTTATGCTATGGGTGGTAACATCAGAGGTAACGGACATTACAACGCATCTAGACGTAACAAAGAAAGAGATGAGATGGGCTACGAACCTAAGACTATACGTATCGGTGATAACTGGTATAGTTTTAAAGGGCTTATCGGTATCGAACATATACTTACACTCATGGGAGATCTTGCATACTATGCAACTGACATGGATGAGCATATGTTAGAAAACTTTGTGTCTAAAGCAACATGGACTATTGGTGCTACATTCTTAAATGAGTCACCATTAACTATGATTGAACCTTTATTTGATGCACTCAACGGTAATGAACGTGCATGGGCACAGCTAGGAGCTGGTCAGACATCTTGGATACCAGCTAGTGGATCATTAGGTGTACTTGCTAAAGCTATAGATTCTGCACAGAAAGATTTATCTGGTGAAGTTATGGAGTTTGTAGCAAATAGATTACCCGGGTTTAGAAATACATTACCAAATCAGATTGATATCTGGACAGGTGATGCACTTAACGATATTGATAACCCAATACTACGTGTACTAAATTCACTAAGTCCTGTTAAGGTTAGTGGTACAAACGAACCATGGCGTGTTTTCTTACGTGATATACGTTATAGTGGTTTGAGTATGCTTAAAAAAGATACATCTGGATCATATGAATGGAAGCCAGAAGATAGAGAACAGATAAACAAATACATAGGTGAGCAACAATTATTTAAACAAGTTGAACGCCTGATGAAAAGTAAAAGGTATCAGAAAGAAGTTAAAAGTTTACGTCAGTTTAGACGATCTAGTTTAATTAGAAATGATGAAAGCATTAGACTTAAAACTGAATTGTTACCTATACATCAAGAGCTAAACACAATAATACGTGAAGCTCAAAAACTTGCAGAGGATAGATACCTTAGCGAGAATCCTAACATTGAACAGTCTATTATTAACGCTCAACTTGTAAATCAAGAAATGAAGTTAGGTAATGTAGATGAAGCATCCACCATACAAAAGAGGGATTTAGAAACAAGAAAACTTATTGAACACGGAAGTAACTAAAGCACATGGCTGTTACACAAAACTCTTATACGGGTGATGGTTCCACCACCAATTACTCTTTTACATTTCCATATCTTAAGGCATCAGACATAAAAGCGTCTATAGATGCAGTCGATACAACGGCTTTTACATTAGCCAATGCAACGACAGTACAATTTAATACTGCTCCATCAGACGGAGCCCAAATCAAAATATTTAGAGAGACAGGTATTGACAACCTAACAGCTACATTCTATGCTGGTTCTGCTATAAAGTCAGAGGATCTTAACGAAAACTTTACGCAGAACTTATATGTTACACAAGAAGTTAATGGTCGTTACCTTAGCTCTCTGGGTGGTACCATGGTTGGTAACCTTAACTTTGATGCGAATGCTGACGTCGTATTTGAAGGGTCTACTGCTAACGATTTTGAAACTACTCTAACAGTCGTAAACCCTACAGCTGATAGAACTATAACCTTACCTAACGTAACAGGTACTGTTGTCACGACTGGTGACACCGGTACTGTTGCTACAGGCATGATTGCAGATGATGCTGTAACAATGGCTAAACTAAACAGTGGTGTATTACCTACTGATATTACAGTAGCGAGTGCTAACATTGTTGATGGTACTATTGTAAATGCTGATGTTAATGCAGCAGCAGCTATAGATGGTACAAAAGTAAATCCAGCGTTTGGATCACAAAACATAACTACTACAGGTACAGCAGCTACAGGTGCACATACTGTTACTGGTAACATTGTTGTATCTGGTACAGTCGATGGTAGAGATGTTGCAGCTGACGGTACTAAATTAGATGGTATTGAAACAGCAGCAACAGCTGACCAAACAGCAGCCGAAATTAGAACTCTTGTAGAAAATGCTACCGATAGTAATGTATTTACTGATGCTGATCATACTAAGCTTAATGGCATAGATACAGGAGCAACAGACGATCAGACAGCTAGTGAGATTAAAACTTTAATAGCTAGCTCACCTCTAGATAGCTCACATCTAGCAACTAACTCAGTGAGCACAGCTAAAATAGAAGATGCAGAACTTACAACTCTAGCTGGCATGAGACCAGCTACAGCATCTATTCTTGCATCAGGTACAGACTTAACTGCTGACATTGCCGACATCAACCAAATTGATGGTATGGCAAAAGAAACATCTATAACTGATGATGATACCAAGTTTCCAACATCTGGAGCTGTGGTAGATTATGTTGCAGCACAGATAGCACCTATTGGTGGTCTGGAAGTTATAGCAACAGAGGTAGCATTTCCTAATACACAACCTAGCTCTGGTGTAGTTATATCTATATCTGATGCAGCTGGTGTTGTAGTAAATGGATCTGGTACAAGTACAACAGGTAGAACTGTAGGTGGATCTACAGTAACTATAAATAACTTTCCATCTAGTCTTAACAGTGAAACACTTGCAACTGGTGTAGGTTTAATGGTTAGCTCTACTGGCTCTAGTCAGATATATAACTACCATAAATTACTTGCAGCAGAAACAGATGTTAAACAACTTAGTGATGACATAAACGACTTCCAAGCTAGGTATCGTATTGGATCAAGTGACCCTACTTCAGCAAATGATGAAGGTGACTTATTCTTCAATACTGCTGCTAATAAAATGAAGGTCTATGATGGATCTGCATGGGGAGAAGTTACATCTACAGGTGATTTTAAATTCTTAGTATTAACAGATGCTGGCACAACTAATGCTGCTACTTTTAATGGTTCTAATACAAGCTTTGATTTAAAAGAAGGAACTACAAGTGGTAGTGCTACAAGTGTTACAACAGTATTTCAAGTATTATTAGTACTTAATGGTGTTGTACAGAAACCTAACTCAGGTTCTTATGATGCGTCAGGTGAAGGATTCTACTTAACTGATTCAGATACTATTCGATTTGCAACTGCACCACCAAGTGGTTCGTCAGTCTTTGCAGTACTTATAGGATCAAGTACAACTATACAGGTTCCAGCTGATAATACAGTATCTACTGCTAAACTACAAAGTGGTGCAGTAACTACAGATAAGATAGGAACTACCGGAGTTTCAGCTGGAACTGTCGGATCAAGTACTGCTATTCCTATAATTACAGTCAACGATAGAGGTCAAGTAACAAACACTTCTACAACAGCAATAGATAGCACTTCAATAGCAAACGGATCGTCTTCAGTGGCTGTTGCTAACAACTCTAGTGTAACAGTAACTGCACCTGAGTTAAAGTTAACAACTCCGTTCTTTGAAATGCCGCAGACAATAACTGCAAACAAAACAATAACAAACAACCATAACTGCTTAACTGTAGGTCCTGTAACTATAAACAGTGGCATAACAGTAACAGTCGGAGATGGTGAAAACTGGGTAATCGTTTAATTATGCCAATAACAATTAATGGAAACGGGACCATCTCTGGACTTTCAGCCGGTGGACTCCCAAACGGCAGTGTAACAAATGACACACTAGCCACAACTGCAAGACCTTTATTTCGTAGTCTTGCAATTCTAGAACACTATGAAGCTCATGGTACAAATGGTCAAGCTATTACAACAGCAGATACATGGACTGATAAAATATTAACTCGAATTTATATGGATCCTGATAGTATTGTAAGTTTAAGTAATAATCAATTTACTTTACAAGCTGGTACGTATTATATAAATTGGGCTACTACATTTTTTGAAGTCGATAGATGTCAAAGTAGATTAAAGAACGTAACTGATGATACAGTAGTTAAACATAGTCAAAATTCTTTTGCTCAAAACTCAACTGCTCATGTTATGATACAACCAGAAGGTGATGCACGTATTACTATTGCATCAGCTAAGACATTTAAAATACAAGTATTTATTGATAACCTAGCACCCGCTACTAACCAAGAATTAGGTATAGCTGGTTCAGCAAGTGCTAATAATGCTGGTAGTGAAGAACTATTTGGTAGAGTGCTTATATATAAGGAGAACGTATGACTTTAAAATTAAATGGTTCTACTTCTGGTAGTGTATCTCTTGACGCTCCAGCTAGCACAACTGGCGGAGCTGATTTTACAATAACATTACCAGCAACAAACGGAACACTTCTTACAAACACAACCACCAAACGTAGAGTACTTGAACAGTTTGCCAGTTTAGCTGATGGTACTTCACATGTCTTAGACTGTGGTACTATTACAATGCAAAATGTAACTGCTCAACAAACTTTAACTACTACGTGGACAGATGCTATTGGATCAGTCGTCAATTATAAACCTCCAACTGGAACAGTTCAGATAATATATGAATTTTCTTGCTTTTGGAGAAATGCTGATGCAACAGCTATAACTTTTTTTGCTATGTCTGTAGATGATACAGCAAATGTAAACTCTTTATTGCACCTAAACTCAACTGGTGACTATATGTACACGAATTTTATATCCGTAATAAACATAGGTTCTGGATTTACAGGTGGTGCTAATGTTGGACAATATACAAGTTGGGGTGATTCTACTAAAAAATTATCTATGAAAGCTAGAGATTATAGTAATTCTTATGACGCTCAACTATATGAAGCCGGTAACCTACCTCATCCTAACTGGTATACTCAAGGGTTTAGTGCTGGAACAGGTGGCTCTGGTACCAACCCTTTTATAAAACCAGTAGTAAGAATTACATCTATAGGATTAGATACATGAGTACAATAAAAACAACTAATATAACACACGGTAGTAATAGTGGAACATCAAACTTAGTTCTTGATAGTTCTGGTAATGCTACTATAAACGGTAACTTAACTGTTACAGGAACTGCTCCCGGAAGACTAGGATCATATGCAATTTTACTACATAATGTAGCTTCTGGAGCATATCAGATACCTAATAATGATTCTAATGATAGACCTTTGAATACTGAACTCGATCCTGATAATATTGTCAGTTTAGATACAAGTACAGGTAAATTTACTTTAGGTGCTGGTAACTATCTTATTAAGTGGCGAGAAACATTTTATGATACACATGATGTTGTAAGTGCATTAAGAAGACATGACGGTACTGATTATGTTGCTGCTAATTATCCACAAACATTTGATGTAGCAATGTCTGTATTTGCAAGAGCTACGAGTACTTCTCATACATGTGTTACAAATGGTGCTACACGAGTAACTGTTCCAAGTGGTCAAAACTATACCTATGTTATTGCTCATCATGTAGATGACTATACTAACCCCGGGAGTGGAGGTAAAGATCCCGGAACTAATGGTGTACGTGGTATCGCTGTTCAACATAACTTTGCACAAGTAGAAATTTACAAGGAGAATAGCTAATGGCATTAACACAAATAACATCAAAAAGTATTACAGACGGAACAATAGCTACAGCAGATATAGCAGACCAAGCAGTAACACTAGACAAACTACCACATGGAGATGCCTCTACCACTGGTAAGTTCTTACGAGCAAACAACGGTGCAGATCCTACGTTTGAGACAGTAAGTATTCCAACTTCATTTGATGATAATAAGATACTTAACGATATATCAACTCTTGCTTTACAAATAAATAGTCTACAAAATGCTTCCAAGTTTGCCACCGCTTCTGTTTATGTAGATAACTTTAACGATGCTGCTGGTATAGCATCTTTTTCAGATATGGCTAGAAATGATAATAAATATATAAGTATACAACATACTTATGGTACACTCCAATATTGGGCAACTACTGATTTAGATCAAAACAGAGTGATTAACCATAATATGACAGGGTTTTATGCTAGTAGATTCGTGGATGGATCTAATAGTGCGTATGCTGGTTATATATCAAACCCCACATCTTATAATGCCGGATTTGGATATGAAATTGGAGCAGATTCTGATTTTGGTGTTGCTTTTAAACTGCATGGTGCAAGATTTTATAACTTTAACACTAATGCAAGATTTAGATATTTTAAAATGGAAACAGCAGATTCTGGTGGGGCAAGCGGTACATTTGTAGATCAAACTGTCAGTAGCGGAACTGGTAATTACAACTCATCCTATAGTAATAGTGTTATCGTAGAGGCTACAAATACTCAAGGTTGGGTTGGATTGACTTTAGCAACACCTTATGTTGTGCCTACAAACACAGCAGCATGGCGTTTTACGTTTCATAACGAACATAACAACGGTAATACTGCTGCTGGTGCTGCTGAAATGCAAATACACGGGCAAAAACTAGCAAGCGAAAATGCAACTGGTCATTTTATAAGTAATGCTGTAACTGCATCGTCATCAACATCATCTATGGGTGCTGTAATCTTATATAAAGATCATCATGGTACTGCAACTTTAAATACAGATTTAAAAATATATTTATCAGCAGATAATGGTTCAAACTTTACACAAGGTACTTTAGTAGCATTACCTGATTTTGCTACTGGTGTTAAAATGGCTAAAATAAATGACTTAAGTGTTACTGCTGGTACACAGTTAAAATATAAAATTGAAGTTCTTAACCAAGCAAATGCAGTTAAAGAAACAAGAATTGATGGAGTATCGTTGCAGTATTGATGGAAATACCCAGCATAGTAATTCCACCAGTAAAAGATATAGAAACCATATCTATACCTTTACCTACTGCTGATGTACCAAGTTATGTACCTTTGGTTGTACCTCCGAGTGATCTGAGAGAACCAAAAGGTACTAAACCTATAAAGACTGCTGAACCTCCAGCACCTACTTTACCTCCACCATTTCCACCTTATAAATTACCTACAGGTGATGTATTAGTTCCTACAGCTATAGCAGCAGTAACAGCTGTTGCAGCTACAACTATAACACAACCTATTATAGAAAAACTAAGGAAAAAGATACAAAAGTTCTTACAAGATAAAATAAAAAAATGGAAAGAAAACCGGAAGAAAAAAAGGGACTCTTTACAAAACTCAAAGAAAACATAGATGACCATGATGAACAGATGCAGATACTAGGTGCAATGGTGCGTCTAGGCGTTGTTATCTG